CACAAAACACTTACTGCCAAAAAGGAGTTAATTAACGAGCTACTGCTAGAGGTTTGCAAGGTGACTAACACAACGGCGGGTCAGTTAATGAGCCCAAGCCGTGAGCGTAATATTGTAACAGCGAGACACTTGTTTTTTTACATTGCTCGGCATGAATATAACCAAAGCTGGGCAAAAATGACGCGTCTACTGGACCGCCACCACACTAGCGGAATGCACGGGGCTGCACAATATGCAAACTATTTAAATTTAGGCTATAAGGGTGAGACTAAACTGTATAGCATGGTAATGCTGGCAATGAATAACAAAGGAGGTAACAAATGAGCAACAATAAACAGAGTAGCGTAGAGTGGTTGGTTGAGCATTATACATTTGCAGATTTGACTGCTGAATCATGGGAAATGATACAACAAAAAGCCAAAGCAATGCATAAAGAGGAATGTATTAATTTACTCAATACTCACAATGACATTTTTGACAGTAGCGAGGACCATTATAACAAAACATTTAACAAATGAAAACATTTATAATAACAATAGAAATAGAACACACGGACCGCAGTTTTAAGCGCCCAGAAGTGCAGCAGTTTGTTGCACAAATAGGCAGCCCTCAGGCAAACTGGGTAAAAGAAATGCGCAAGGCATTTAAGCAGACCATTTTAGGCGAGAAAGCCCACGACATCCAAGTAACTTATGCGTTAAAGGAATGAGGCACGGCAGTTTATTTTCGGGTATTGGAGGCTTTGACCTTGCAGCGGAGTGGATGGGATGGGAGAATAAATTCCATTGCGAATGGAATCCTTTCGGGCAGCGAGTGCTGAAGCACTACTGGCCAAACGCCGAAAGTTTTAACGACATAACAAAAACGGATTTTAAAAAATATGCAAACAAAATTGATATTCTTACAGGAGGATTCCCCTGCCAACCCTACAGCAGCGCAGGCAAGCGACTCGGAAAAGAAGACGAGCGCCATTTATGGCCAGAAATGCTTAGAGCAATACGAGAGGTTTCCCCGCGTTTCGTTGTGGGCGAAAATGTTCGCGGCCTCACTAATTGGAATGGAGGGCTGGTATTCGAGGAGGTGTGCGCTGAGTTGGAAAGTTATGGGTATCAAGTTGCGCCCGTTATTATACCTGCGTGCGGCGTCGGTGCGCCACATAGGAGAGAGCGAGTGTGGTTTGTTGCCTACGCCTATGGCTCAAATCAGGCATACAACAGAAGAGCAAACGATAGAGAGACAGAAAAAGTATGGAGGCAAAACCCGTGCGATGTATCTGGAGAATTTCTTAGTAATGGGAATGCTACCAACACCAGCAAGAGTGCAAATGAGTTACAGGGAAAAGGAGGGTTGGACTTGGACGGGGTTATATTGGAAAAACGAAAAGGGCAGAAAAAAACAAACAGATTTAACAGCAACAATTCAAAAAACGCTTGGCACGACTTCCCAACTCAATCCCCGATTTGTGGCGGAGATGATGGGCTTCCCACCCAACTGGACGGAATCACCTTTCCTAAGTGGCGAAACGAAAGTATCAAAGCCTACGGTAACGCCATAGTTCCACAAGTGGCGTATCAAATTTTTAAAGCAATAACAAAAACAATATGAATACAGAACAATTAACACCAGTGGAAACCTACGCCTTTAAGGTGCTAGAGTTGCTTATGGCTTACGGCCGTAAAGAATTAACAGACGAGGTCCTAGTAAGTGCCGTAGTAAAACTAAAAAACGAATGCCTAGACGCTGAAAAGCGAGAACACCAGAACTGGTTTAACAAGGGCTTCGAGTTCTACCATGGGCAACTTATGGCCAAGACTTTGGTAAGTTAAAAACTTTGCTATATTTGTAGCGTTAACTGGAGAGTAGGAGACTCCTAATGTTAAACGACTTTTGCCCTGTTGGGTTAGCCGCACTCCTACTGCGCTAACTTGGCGGGGCTTTTTTATGCAATGAAAGAAACCGACGAACTGGGAATGTTTGTATTATTCCCGACTAAATTACTAGAAATTTTAACGCCAAGGCAGGCCGTAATTATGGGCATGATTATAGGCATGGCAAAAAAGAGCGGTTACGCTTACCCAACTAATAAAACAATAGCTAGCATTTTAAATATGACAACTATAACAGTACAAAGAGAGTTAGCAATTTTGGAGGGGGCAGGATTTTTGCGCAGGGAATTAATCCGTAACGACAAAATGGAGGTGCTTAGTCGAAGAATTTACCCTCACATCGGATTAGACGGGGGGGTGGTAACAGAATTGAGAGGAGGGGTCATAACAGAATTGACACCACCCTCCCCTCAGGATTGCAATAACTATAATAATAATACTAAAGACATAAATAATAAAAGTATATTGTCGTTTGACGAGGCTTGGGTTTTATACACTAGAAAAGGAGTTAAAAAAACTGCACAGACTGCATGGGCTAAGTTAAAAGACGCTGAAAAGGACCATTTACGCGCCTTTATTCCAAAATTCATACAAAACCATGAGCAGGCCGACAAAATAGAATTTTTACCCCATTTTACAACCTTTTTAAACCAAAAGCGCTTTAATGACGAATTGCCGTACAAGTTAAAGCCAGTAACGCCGCCACAAACCACAGTTAAACCCGTTAAAGCCTCTTTAAATGACGAATAGCGTAGACATTAACCACGAAATAAGAATAGTAAAGGCCATAGTAAACGCAAAAGAAGTCTGGAGGGTATACCTAAAGCAGAAGCTACACAGCGAACACACCACCAAGCAGGCCGCGTTTAAAAAGGCTCACTCGTTAAAATTAATTTATAACTAACATGGAAACAGAAACACACATAATAAGCCAGTTACTCTTTTACCCTGAGTTTCACCACCAACTACCCAAGGTTAAGCCCCAATGGTTTACTAAGCCTTTACACCAGAAGTTAATTAATTTTATGACCGCCCTTTACTTAGAAGGAACCCCTTTTGAGTTAATAAGGCTCTCTAAGGCGTTAAAAGGTGCTGAGTTAATAGAAACCCTTACTATACAGCAGAAAGTCGCTTACAAGTCGTCTATTAGCCCTTATTTGCGAGAATTGGAGTATAATTACCTACACACTCAGTTTATAGACCGACTTGGCAACCTAAATTTAACTAAGGACCTTAACGGACTAATGCAAGAAGTACAGCAGCTACTAGACAGCACACAATTTAGCAGCGCTAAAGCGCCTAACAGCATAGTAAACGAGACGAATAAGGTAGTAGACAAAATAGTAGAAAACATACAGAAAGGCCAACGCTTAACTGGCAAACCTACTGGCTGGCTATTCCTAGACAAGTACCTAGGAGGCTATAATGGTGGGGACTTAATCGTAATAGCAGGACGCCCAGCAATGGGTAAAACTGCCCTAGCATTAAGCCTTACAAAAGACTTTGCAGCGACTGGAGGCAAAGCGTTATTCTTAAGTTTAGAGATGAGCAATGAGCAACTAGCAAAGCGTTACCTTTCGCTCATTGGCAATATACCTAACTACAAAGTGCGTAACGGAGCGCTAAAAGAGAATGACATAGACAAACTTTGTAACATTGCCAACAGCCAAACAATTAACTTTTACATAGACGACGACGCCGAGACCTCAATAGCAGACATAAAGGCCAAAGTTAAACTGCACAAAGGCAAGCACGGGCTAGACTTATTGGTAATAGACTACATACAATTAGTGAAAGGAACTAAGCAAAACAGAGAGCAGGAGGTGGCCGAGATTAGCAGAAACCTAAAGCTATTGGCTAAGGAGTTAAGCATTACTGTTATAATCTTAGCGCAGTTAAGCAGAGCCAGCGAGTCACGCCAAGACAAGCGCCCACTACTTAGCGACCTAAGAGAGTCAGGTGCAATAGAGCAAGACGCGGACTCTGTGCTATTTCCATTTCGCCCAGCATATTACCAAGAGGAGAAGCCAGTAATAGAAGAGGCTGAGTTAATTATAGGCAAGAACCGAAACGGCGAATGCGTTACAATTCCGACGACATTCGAGGGGCAACTAACACTATACAAGGAGAACACCAATGCCTAGTATTAACCAGTCTAAGCGCGGCAAACAAGCCCGCAAAGAATACACTAAGGGAGGCTATAAAGAGCCAAGGTATAACACTCAGCAGTGGCGTAATGTCAGGGCTTTAATACTTCAAGACTCGCCACTATGCAAAGCCTGCGAAGAGGTCGGACTTATAACCCTAGCGCAAATGGTTGACCACATAAAACCAGTGAGACTAGGCGGTAACTTCTGGGACCATGAAAACTTACAGCCATTGTGTAATTCATGCCATGCCTCAAAGTCTGCAAAGGAAAGACATGCCGACCCGTACGGGGTGTAAAATCTTACACAGAGGCACGCAAAAC